CGGACTCCCTCTGAGGAACGACCCTTCACCAATCTCGTCACCGAGATCGGGGAAGCTCCAGGTCGCTCCTCTCTCCAACCCGAGGGATCGCAGCGACATGGTCAAGTCCGCAGGACGGATGAGACCACGCGCTACGAGCCCTTCGATAACTACCCGGACCGCCGCGTGGGAGAGACCATCCGTGGCCTTGGACAAATCCAAGGACGCGAATCGCCTCCCTGCACGGTGGTGCATCCCGCCGGGAATCTCTCGGGACTCGCCGTCGATACGCCAGTGGCCAGGAGCCAACCAGCGCAACGACGAACGGGTCCAGCTCCCTTCAACAAAGGTCAAACAATCGGGGACTCCGATCACCCGAACTTTGTATCCAGGAGTTCTGAGCGCGGTTGCCTTCATGCCAAAGGGTTTCCCCTGAGACCTGAGGTACAGCAACCCCGCGCAGCGATAAGATTCCCTAAGATCTGCAGCAACTCCGGCACATGGCCGCAGGACCACCGACGCCTTCCGAAGACAGAAGGCGCCGAGAGAGTCCCCAGCGTAGGCGTGGAAGGAGGACTGGGTTGCCCCAGCCTCCTCACACATGTGCCCGAGATGCTCCAGGTAGCCATCGATCCCGCCTCGAGTGGCAGGCCACTCGAGACAGGACGAACTGGAGGAGGGAAGCCGCCTTGGATGACGAAGGACTCCGTTACCACTCACGCCGGGCGTGAGGGCGACGAAGCTCCGAAGGGAATCCAGGGCGGCGACCGATGTGGGAAACTCTGCGCTCGCCATCAACTTGGCTGCTTGAAGGTGCCTGACGCACTCCCGTTGGGGAGGCTCAGGCAACGACCTCGAGAGCCGAGTAAAGGCGAAGCCGTTCTCGGGTTGGCGCACTGCCAGGTGGCAGAGCGTGTCGACAACATTCTTCCGAATGTTACACGGCACGTTCTTCCACCTCTTGGAGTGCAGGGCCGACCCGCGGACGTTGTGGCAAAGCGCCTTCAACTCTTTGACGGTGAAGGCCAGTCCCCGGGAGGGGACGGTCTTAACTACCCAAGAGTGAAGATGCCAAGCCACGCGCAGAGAATCCCAGCCAGACAGGACAAGACCGCTCCAACAGGTTGTCCAGACCTGTTGGAGTGGAGACATATCGCCTCCGCGGTGCCGGTGGGCACGTGCTCCCTTACGGGAGGGCGTGCCCGACTGCTCCGTCGGAAGGCTCTTTACAAGTAGCGTAAGCCGCTTGTAGGTGTTCCTTTCGAG